GAACCTATAGAGAGTGACCCTAATATGATGCAAATTGAGGCATTTTCTTATAAAGAGCTATTGCTTAAAAATATGATCAATGGACTTATTAAAAAGATGTTGCCTCACTATAGTAAAGATGCTGATTTGGATAACTTTATCTTTGGTTTTTATGGTGGAGAGCAAAGGTTAGAGGGTGCAAATCCTACTGCACCCTATGAGTTTAGTATTGAAGAGCCACTTAATGTGGATATTACTATCCCTAAAGGTTTGGAACTAAGCGATGGTGTTCATAGTGCTTATTTATATGAAGATGTAGTTATTCTAGCTGGTGAGTTAAGCGTAAATGGAAAATTAAAACTCAACCAAAAAGTAAAGACAAGCACTATAAAAACAGAGATTGTAGTATCACCATATCCTTATGTAGTAAGTGCTAAATCATTAGGTGATTTTACAGGTGGTAGTGATGTAGAAAGTGATAAAGATTTTCTCTCAAGAGCTATTTTAGGTTTGTATAAATACTCAACTGCAGGTGGGGAAAAGGCTTACATATATTTTGCAAAAACTGCTGATGAGAGGGTGTTTGATGTAAAAGTACACTCTCCTAATCCAATGGTTGTAAATGTATATATCTTACCAAATACAACAACTCCTGAAGCAACAGCTGAAGTTATGGAAAAGGTTGAAGCAGCACTTAAAGGGGATGAAAAGACTCAAGCTTTTTGTGATGTTGTCAATGTGATACAAGCTACAAAAAAAAGCTATATACCAACTGCTACTATACAGCTTTTTGACCTATCTAAACAAGCTGATATTTTAAAAACTATTAAAGAAAACTTTACAAATAGTTTTAAGATAGATGAAGATTTGCCTTACTCTTCTATTATTACAAAGATGCATATAGGGGGTGTATATAAGGTAAGTATGGAAGCTATGGAAGATATCACAACAGATATAAATGAGTATATCTCTATAACGGAGTTTAATCTTACTTTTGTGGAGGCTAGTTTATGAGTAGTATTTTACCTATAAATGAATCTGCTCTACAAAGAGCAGTTGAAAAAGTAGGAACTCTTACTTTAGAGAAATTTGACCTAAGCAAAATAACTATCAATCCTCTTTATTGTGATGTGAGTTTATTACCACATTTAGCTTTGGATTATGATGTGAGTATTGCTGGACTTGAAGAGAGTGAAGCAAGAGCATATTTACAACACGCAAGAGAAATCAAATATTATATAGGCTCTCCTTGGGCTGTAAAAAAAGCAGCAGCTTCAATCTTTGGTGAGAATATAGAAGTGCAAACTTGGGATAAGCATGAGGGAGTTCCTGGTACTTATAAATTTCTCATCGATGTTACACCAAATAAGAGTGTCAATGATGAGAATATAAACAAAACAATCAGGCTTGTAGATGAAGCCAAAAGAGAAAGTACTCACTTAAGTGGTATCACTATAAATATGAAAAATAGTGGTTTATATAAAAATTCTATGAGCACTTTAAGTAGTGAAGTGGTGTCTGTGATACCAAAACAATTAGAAGATATATTAAGTGGATTTGTACAACATATAGGTGCCACTTTTTATATGATAGAAACGGTTGTAATCCAACCACAAATGGAGGTTTAAAATATGGAATATTTTACAGTATTGACAGAAACAGGTGCTGCAAAGATAGCAGCTGCTACAGCGAATAATACAACAATAGATTTGACTGAGATTGCTTTAGGGGATGGAGCTGGAGAGGTAGTGATGCCTGATGCATCTCAAGAAGAACTTGTCAATGAGGTTTTTAGAGCTGATTTAAATGACTTGAGTGTAGATGAAAATAACAACACTTGGGTAGTAGCAACAGGATATATACCAGCAACCACTGGGAACTTTTGGGTTAGAGAAGTTGGTATCTTTGATGTAGATGGGGACTTGATAGCTGTAGGGAATTATCCTGAGACTTTTAAGCCAATACTTGCTGATGGGGTTGCAAAAGATTTGTATGTGAAAGTGATAATGGAAGTTAGCAATAGTGATGCTATCACTTTACAAATAGATCCAAGTGTTGTTATGGCAAGTAGGGAGTTTGTAGAAAATATAGCCCAAACTAAACAAGATAAACTTATTAGTGGGCAAACTATAAAAACAATTAATGCACAGTCACTTCTTGGAAGTGGAGATATCGTACTAGAGTTAATCGCAAATGGAATCCCTCAAAGTGCAATGTTGCAAGGGGATATTAGTATCACTGACCTTGTAAAAACTTTGACTTTTGATGTTTTTACATACACAGGTAAAACAACAACTATAAATAGTACCTACTACACAGGTGCAAGTGGAAAGTTTGACTATACAACAGATACATTAAGATTTGGTGATTATTTTTGGAATGATAGTGGAAATACGCAAACAATAAATATCTATGATGCTTTTAATTTAATTGTAGATACTGTAGATGTACCTAATCAAAGTGGCTGTTTAAATATTGGTATAAAAAGTTGTGATTTTACAGTAAATAATAATGGCAATGGATATAGACTTGATAGAACTACTTTTGAAGTAAAAGATGATTTAGGAAATGTTGTTACTGATTTAGATATTGAACTTGAAGTTCCTATTGTGAATGTATATATTAAACAAAGAAATTCTTCAAATACTAACTATTTCTTTGATGGTTTAAGAGGTGTATACAAAAGGATACATTCTGAGAATGCAAATGCAGAAGCTGATTCATCTGAAGGATTAAAACAATTTACAACTAATAGTTTAATTCTTGGTCTTGATAATGGTATCAATACTTCTAGCAGTACCTATTTGGTTAATGTTGAAATATATACACATGTAAGAACAGGATTGACAAATCATGGGATAAGATATGTTGAGATATATAATCCTCATAGTGAAAATTCTATCGAGTTGTGTAAGGGAAGTTCACAAGAGGGGCATTTAGTACCAAATAGTTTAAATGGTGAAGCTGATATAACTATTGTTAAAAACTTGAGTTATGCAGCCGCTGGTATTGTGGTATTAAAACAATTTGCTAGTAATGAATTTTTAGAGTTGTTTAGTAGTAATTCCACCTCTGCTAAAAGTACCTCTGCACATTTATATCTACAATCTTATGAGGGTGGAACAGAATTAGCTTGTACAGGTACAGATACACCTAGTAATCCAAATGTAAATAATAGTTCTTATGTATATATTATATATGCTAAAAAATCGTCTGCAACAAGAATGATCACAACATATAATGGAAATGGGACTAGCATTGATATCCCTATTAAAGATATTAACAATATAGGTAAATTACCAAGAAAAGTAGTATTAAAATCTATCATAGGTGCAGCTAGTAATTACTTTGTACATGATACAAAAAGAGGAATATCAAAGTGTACAGAATACAGTTCAACATCAGCTGAAACAACACAAACATATATAGCAGTTGAGAATGGTAAGCTTACTATTACAGGTTCGAGTAATCCAAATGTGTTAGGTTATACATATTTATTAGAAGTAGAGTTTGATACAGATGCATCTAATAATGGAAGCTATGTCAATATCCCTTCAGATACTTCAAACCTCTATATGTCAAACAATAAAACAATCTTTTCAAATGGGTACAACACAAATATCTTAAAAAATATTGTAGATGGAAATATTGTCCCATCAAATGGTTGGATAGATGATGCAGTAAACTATGTAAAAGTTGATAGTGAAGGGGTTTATTATGCTGCAACTACTGAGCCTAGTTTTGGGAAAGTATCTACTGTGGGAGATTATTTCATAGATGGTAAATGGTATGACAAAGATGGAAACAATCTTGGACATATCACTTACTTACCTATAAAAGTACCTATAGGAGCAAATGGAAATATCTTAGATCTTTATGGGTTTTATTATCCAGTTCTTTTACTAAATTATGTGAAGTTTTTAAGTAATGTGGACTTATCAAACTTACCTACAGTTGATCCACTTATTGAGGGTTTAGCTTGGAATAATAGTGGTGTAATTACAATAAGTGAAGGGGCATAAGATGAGTTTAAATAGATTTAGAGTCAAACCTGATGGAAGCTATGAGTTTTATACATTTCAAAGTAATGATCTTTTCAATGAGGATATTTGGAAAGTAAATGATGGCAAATTTTTAAAAAAAGAGGATGAGACATACTATAAATATTATCTTGAAACAACAGATAAGAATGGGATG